AACTTTTTTTGTGACTTTTAAAAAGTGTAACTTTTTTTGTGACTTTTAAAAAGTGTAACTTTTTTTGTGACTTTTGAAAAGTGTGACTTTTTTTGACGGCGCAAAAAAGTGTTCAAAAAACTGCATTCTAGGGCCTTCTGGGGCACTTTTTTTTCGCGTTTTTTGCGTTTTTGGTTAAAATTTTCAAAAATGAAAAAAAACGCAAATTTTTGACATTTTTTGTCGAACTAGTAAAAATCGCGCTATTTTTTTATGTCAAAGAATCATAGACAATAGCATCAATAACGTTAAGTTCTGCTGGCAATCGGTAAGCAATGATGCGTCCCTTGTCAAATCCTGCTATGCTTACCTTGTTTGACTGGTTACCGCCTAGCACATACACGTACTTCGCCGTCTCGCGCACGTAAAAGCCAACGTGACCGCCTCCCGTTCGAGTCATCACTACAATACAGCCCGGATGCGGCTTGCACGACTGCCCATACTTAGCCCATGACCGTGCAGCCGCTGATCCAGTCACCGTATACCCGGCATTACCTACGCACCAATTGACAAAAGAAGAACACCACGGCGTCTCGTCGTCTTTTGCCTTCAACGTCGTGCGCTGATGGTACTCAACAATGCGCTTGTTATGCTTTGCGCCTGCTATTTCGGCCTGCCCTAACTCTTTTGCTGCGATCTGCATCCAACTGTACTCGCTTGGTTTTGGGCTTTGAGCTGCTTGCCTTAGCTGTTCTGAGATATTGCCAAACCATGTTTTCAAGACCGACGACAAGCTCTTCATCGTCGAACCTTTTTCCGATTGTGTAGAGTGCTGCATGGATAAACTCGTGTATGAATGTTTGGTAAATGGTGTCCTCGGAGCACGGCTTGCCGTCTACGGTCTGTGCTAGCTTAATTAGGCACTTGTCTATATCGCATTCACCGTAGAGATGCTGTACTTCGTTGTTTTGTCCTATGGCAATAACGCTTTTATGAAAGCGCACGCGCCATGTATTGCCGCCTAACTTAAAAGATGTAGGGATCATCTTACGACCCCTTGTAAGATCACCTTGTTATGTACAGTGAAATTCCCCTGCGCTTCTAACTCTACCAAAGCTACGCCGTGATTCCAGTTATTACGAGGCGCGTAGCGTGGATTTAGATCGCATAGACACCCAACAGACCATCCAGCTATGAAAGTGCCGTCTAGCGGTCTTCTAAACAGGTCTGTCGATGTTTTGTGCACGTGCCCTACCATGATGTTATCTACTGCTTTCATTCGGTAGTTACGAGCAGGATTGACACCGCCCCCGCCAAACCACTCGTGACCGTGATCGATCCATAGCTTGCCCGCTTTAACTTTTGCCCGCTCATCTACCCATTCTATGCCGTGCTCATTCAAGCCCAGCATCTCTTCTAATACGATTGTGCCTTCTAACTCTTTCGCCTTCTGTGCTAGATAGCGCTTTAAACGTTCCTCGTGATTGCCCTCGCGATAGATTATACGCACCTTATCGCCGAAGAAATCACGTAAATGCTTGACCATAATACGAGCAGCGTCCAGCTCCCACTTCCACGACCTGTTATTTTCTACCTTTTCATGCGAGGACAGGTTATAGCAGTCCATCATATCGCCATTTAAAAGCAGCGTATCTACTCCGCAGTTACGGAGCCATTCAATAGCCGTTAAATAAGCCCCGCTGTACGATCCGTCCGGCTCTCTACGCAGGTCGTGAAAAGGCCAGTGAGCATCTGATATTACGCCGATCTTATTGCCTAGCGATAAGTCTGTTATCTGATCCTCGCGTAGCTCGCCTGCAAGCGGTTCCACGCTCTGCACATCTTCGCCAAATACAACGCCGCGCTCGGCTGGTTTGGTATCGATATTTTCAGCCCTAGCAATACCACTCTGATAGTTAGGCGTGTTATTGTTAACGGCTTTCAAGCGTTCTGCTCGCATAGCCGCTACCGCCTCGTACTCTTCATCGGTAAGCCGTACAGGTTTGTTTGGCATTAATTGGCCTTTACATAATGATCTTTTGCCCAGCTCTCCAGATATACGATAACGTGCAATAGCTGCGCACGTCGCACCGGCGGTATGTCATCGTATGCTATCACTTTTAGCTGCTCGATCAGTTCTTCAACGTCTATCATAGTGCTGTACCCGCTTCTGTAATTACTTTTAAGCGCATAGCAGCCGATGCAGCATACGTTAGACTTGAACCGTTATTAGATATTACAACGCCATACAAAAACCCAGCAGTAGAGCCAACGCCCGTACGATAGTAACGAGCAGGATTTACGCGAGCTACCCATACGGTATCGCTTACGCGCACATAGTCCGCCTGCGCTACCGGTACGACAGCCACAAGGTTAGTCACGCTAGCATTGTATACCGCCCCAAGCGTAGGTGTGCCCGGTGAAGTATTTGTATAGAGGTAAACGTGCAGCGGAGCTTTCTTGATATTGGCGCTACTGCTAGCAGTTTCTTCTATCTCAAGCTGCCTTAAAATCATGTGCTGATTAGTCGTATTCGCAGTGCCTTCAAATGTGAGCACAGTACCCGATAATGGGTAGTATTGAGAAAGCGCACTCGTAGATACGCTGGTTAGGTCGATCCATCCGAGATCACTAGAGTTAGTTGCGCTTAAAAGATTAGGCGCGACAGGTGTATTTGGTAAGCAGCTCATTGGTTATGGTCGAATTGGTAAAGGAATCCAGTTACTGGGTTGTTGTATATCTCGATATTGTCGCAGTTCTCACGGTGTCCAGTCACATAGCCGTAAACAGAAGTCGGATACAAAGCTACGTCCAAACCAGCCAAGCTATCTTTGGCGTAAATACGTACAGTTAGTACGTCGCCCGCACGCATAGGTATGTGAGCACCGCCGCCCATGCGCGTATCAATGATTTTGTTTGCGCCCATCATGTTATTGTCAACGTTGTCAATCAAACGGTAAAGCGAACCGTTGAGGAACAATCCGAGCTTTGAGCTTGAGACGTGGGCATTGTTGGCAAACTGAAAATTGAGGTAAGCATAGACCCAATAAATACCAGCCGCATCTTCAGGGCAGCGGTACTGCCAGTACGCCGTGCCATCAGCTACAACGCCCCCATTGGAGCAGCCCATAGCCCGCAGCACTTCGTTGTTAAACGCTAGTATTTGCCAGTCATTTACGCGGTATGCTTGATTCTGCTTTATGTCCCATTGAAATGAACGCTTGTAGTCTGATACCCAATGCTTCGATCTATGCTCTGATTCGTGCATTGCCTTCATTATGCGATCGTTGTCCGTCTGGATGTACTGGTTAGTGATATAGAGCTGCGTAATATCGCCGTAGCGGATGTTCACAATCTCCTGATAGGTTACCGATGTTGGCGTTGTACCTACTTGGAAGATCGCACCATTACGCATTTGGTCACGTTCAAACGCTAGCGATGCGGGTGCTACCTTGCGGTTCTTGATTGGGTCGTTGATTGGCATTATGCGCTCACCATAAAGTAACGATGTGTAGCTTTTGCCTGCATTAAATCAACTGATATAGACACTGGCATAGCTCTATCCCATCTAATCGTAGTAAATTCTAGTGCCGCCTTATCAGTTAGCGCAAATTTTCCAGCCAAATAGTCGGGCATTACTTTATTGCTTATGCTCAAAGGCCACTCGACCTCTACAATAGCATTGTTTTCGTTACTAAACACAGTCAAAAGTAGGTTGCACAGTGCAGCCGTAATACATCCGTTTACTTGGCAATCATTAATCTGCAAAAAGTAGGTCGCTTGTGTCTGCGAATTAGTCCTAAAATCAACCGCCCGGACTGGATTTTTTAAACCATCTGGATCAACCGAAACCGATTCGGTAGAGCTGTACTTTATTCCTGTCTTCTCGTGGACTTTTATGAAGTTGTTAGCAGAGCCCGCCGGAGCAGGATAGTAAGAACCTCTTACAAATAGCTGATTTGTCTGCTTTATAGGCGCTTTAAATCGTGGCCAAGATGCATCGGGATTGTTATCCTGTATATGCACTGGCATATTGTGCAAACGTGGCTCGATATTCATACTACGCGAAGCCCTAGCCCCGCGCTGTATCTTTACAATATCGGTAGCATCACGATCGGAGTCAGTCTCAAAGCGTACTTCTGCTTTTAGGATGTTATCGCCGCGCTTTGTTATGCTTGAATAGGTAAGAGCTTCTGACAGCGAAAGCGTTTGGTCTGCATCGCTAACGTGATCGCGTCCCTCAGTTATCATCTTGACATCGAATACTACATTTATTGCCGTACTTGCACCGCTGCCAGATGTAGTAAATCTATAAGCTACTCTTACACCTGATTGCTCGCATAGCTCGCGTAGTACATCGTACGCTGTCGTGTTGGCATTACCGATTCCATACTTGTCATTAGGCGTTAGCATACCGCCAATAGCGTTGGCATCGCCTATTGGAGTAATCTCCGCCAACATAAACATTTGTGCGCTTGTTAAAGCTGTGCTGTCAGCATTGCGAGGAATACTAGTGATGCTAGCAGGAGCATAATACTGCACTGCGTGAGTCATCAAATTTCTCAGAGCATTGGTACTATCAAAAGAGCCATTAGCTGCGTGAGTCAATGATTCCGCGAAATACGTCGATGAATTGTAATACGTGTCCATCAGATTTGCGATAGACAAAAATGATCCTTCTGCATTGATACTAGAAAATTCGTGCACTTGCTCACGCTGTTCTACTGTCAGATCACCATTAGCCGTTAGCTTGATTTGCCAAGCATTTGGCGCGGAGCTTATGTCTTGGCTTAAGATCTTTGCTACACCTAATCCTATGGTGTTAAAGAACTGCTTGCCATTCATCGTCTTGAGCCAGTAATAAGCAATGTCTACTAGCTCTACATTGTACGAGAAAAAGCCATTATCGAGCGGCTGCAATTCTAACGCTTCTACGTTATCCTCGCATCCTGCAAATTCAAGTGACCACGTTGCACCGCTAGTACCGCGATCTGTGTAGAGATACCACGTATTACGCTTATACCCCGCAAGCAGCAAAGGATCTTCTTCGTAGCCATCTTCTAAATACTCTTGCATAGCAGTGGGCAGCTTATCCCAAACAAGATCAAAGGAAAAGCCAGCGGGATTCATTAAGCCATAAGGCACAGTGTCAAATTCTGCGCTCAATTCGCCCATGCCTAAAAGCACTATCTCCGGTAATTCAGTAATAGTATCACCGAATGCACCGTCGTAGCTTATCATGTCGAGCCGCACTTGCCATCCGTTCGGCATAGTACGTGATATACGGTAATGAGCCATCAGCCGCGCTTCCTATGCTCGAAAGAAAATGTCATACTACGGTTACCGTATTGCTTGTTGATTGATGTATTCCACGAAGTTAACGTAACCGGATAGACATACGTAGCGGCTGGATACGCACGCGAGCCACCATCGACGCGGAGGTATAAAAACTTCTTGTCTTTGATGATGTTTGCGACCGTTATCAGATCCTCCATATCCTGTTCTAAAGAGACCGCAGTAGCGTCGTAGCTAAAAGGATAGGTTTCGATGTCAAATTTGATACGACGATTTGTAAAGCCAAGCACCGTACCGCTAACGTCTTCAAGCGTGCCCGTGTTGAATACATAGTCAAACTGCGGAGCTAGTATGTACACGCTCTTGCTTGTTGGTGTAGTAAGCGCAGATATGAGCAGCGTAGCACCGCCGTAGGTAGCGTCGGTAGCGGTTGTAGTGGTGTCGGTATCGCTGCCGTATAACGTCATAGTCCAATTACTTTTAGCTGGCATTTTATCCTCTTAACTTTCTTGCTATCATTCGTGAGCGATCGCGCTCGTATAGATACGTATCCATGCCTACTTGCACATCTACTCCCATGTTACCTTGTATGCCGTTCGGCATTGAGTCTAGACGCTGCCGTATTGCAGATAACTCCGAGCGCATAAGTTGCAGCTCAGTTACTGGTATCGTGCTGATCTGGTTATCTGCAAGCATCTTCTGCAAAGCAGGGAATGACTCAAGTGATTTGCCGCTATGCAGGTGCTCAAGCAATGCCCTGTTCTTTCGTGTTGTTTCGGCAGTCATTACGAACTCTTGCCCGTGGACTACGCCTGCTACTTGCTTCGTGCCTACGTTACCAGTATAACCACCCTCTTCAAAGCCAGACAATGCAGACTGCAATAGTACCTTCAACGCTTGCACGGCTGCCAAGCCCGCGATCTGTCCGAATGGCGGCGGAATAACAGAGCTAAACAAGGCCACGATGGAAGGAGTATACAAGTCAAGCAATGCGCTAACAGTCGAACCGACTACTTTCTTAAGAGCTTCGCCTGCGTTTTCACCACCCGCAACCAATGAAGCAAAAGCAGCCCCAGCCGATACCGCTATTTGATTAAGCGCGGCGTCTTGTACTTTGGCGCTATCCTCTGAAATCTTATCTTTTTCTTTTGTGAGTTCTTCCGATTGCTCTTTATACTTCTGCTCAATAGAAGCAAGCGTAGACTCGTATACTTCTTTATCTTTAATACCTTGTTCTTGAAGTGCTTTGATTTCATCGGCTTTGCTCTTTTCAATTAAGAGCTCTTCTTCTATTATCTGCTTGCGCCTTTCTACGCTCTTGTTTAGAGCTTCTATATTATCCTGCGCTGCCTTTGCCTGCTGATCTGCAATAGCTTGGAACGCAGCCGCAATAGCCGTAGCGGTTGCACTCGCTGTCTCTTCTTGTTGGTTTTGCAGATTAGCAAGCTCGTCTACTGCATCCTGATACGTTGTAGTACCGTCCTGCAAATTCTGTATAAGCTGCTCTTGTTCTTTGTTTAGATCGGCTGCTTTCTCCGCAGCTTCACCATAGATACCCGCAAAATCTACCGACCGCAGCGCCTCGCCGATACCGCGTAGCGAATCTGCAAAAATGTCCCCCGCTTGCTTAACCTGCTGCTGCCTTATTTGCGCTACAATCTCGGCTGTACCCTTTGCAATTTCATCCGCACTCTGCTGGTATGCGCCGCGAATCTGCAATGCGTATACGTCTTTAGTATCCGAAGGTAGTGTCCGCAAGTTTGCTAGTATTTCGTCGCGTACTTTTTTTGATTGCTCTGCATATTGTGCGGGATTAAGCAATCCTTGCTCGACCTGTTTGTTGAGCTTCGCTATCGCGGCGGTGTATTCTGGAGTGGATGCAATAATAGAATCTATTGTAGCAGCCAAACTACGCTCTACTGCCGATCGCTGTGCATTAAGTACCGCGGCTGCTAGCGTGTTATCGCCTGCCGTAAATTTTTCTTTTAGTCTAGCTAATTGCTGATCCGCTACCTTGTTGTTTATTTCATCAATCTTCTTTGCTTGCTCTTGAATCTTTGCAAGCTCGTCTGTACGTTGCTTCGCCCTTACCGCTGCAATAGCGTCCGCCGTCTCTTCTTCCAGTTTTTTAAGCTGTATATTGACAATCTCGCGCTGCTTTATTTGCAGCTCGCTACTGCCTTTAATTGCGGCTAGTTCTTCTTGTAAGGCCTTGCGTTGAAATTCTCTTTCTATCTCAAGTATCTTTATTTGCCGTTCGTTTTCATCCTCTATTGATTGAGCCGCACGTATTTTCTGCCGCTTTTCTTCCTCGGCTGTTAGCGCCTTCAATTCAGCTTTAACGGATTTTAATTCTTCCGCGTATGCCTTTGCCGCTTCCGCAGCTTTGGCCTTTGCCTCTGCTTCCTTCTGTGCAAGCGCCGCTGCTTCTTCTGGTGTTAGCCCTGTTAAGTTGATTTTGTTTAAATCGTCTTGAGCTTTTACCTGCTTTTGCGTCGCGGCTGCATCTGCTTTTTTAGCTTCTGTAAGATTGCCGAAACCCGCAAGAGCATTAGAAATGTTGCTTAAGTCAAACGATGCTACGGCATTAATAAGATTAACAATAGCATCGCCAAGATTTACGATAACATTGTATACTGTATCGCCTAGCGATTTGAGATAATTCCAAGCGGTAGATAGAAAGTTTGTAGCGCCCGTAACATCGCCTATCCATTTTACCAGCTTTGTAAAGCCGCTAATCAGAAACTGGATAGGCGCAAAGAGAATACGTAATACCGTGAATACTGTTTTTAGTGCAAGTACAAATCCATTAATAGCAACGTTTACAATAGTGCCTATAACATTGCCTAGCGTCTTTAATATATTTGTGTTACCGCCAAGCCCTGAAAACGCGCCTGCGATTACATCCTTAACCTTGCCAAACCCTTCTATTACAGGATTGATAATAGGTACTATCAAATCTTGATATATCGTGTTAAGCGCTTGCCCTACTTCTTTCTTTGCAAGCTCAAAGATGCGGCCAAAATCAGGCGGAGGTATTGTTTGGTCAATCACCTTTCCTGCTTCTGTCGCTGCCTTCTTAACAGCCGCTGTATCAATTGGGGCACTGAATATCTTGCTATATGCTTCGCTACCAATGTCCTCTGCAATAGAGCCGCCAAAGGTAGTAAGCAACTGGCCTCGTAAAGACTCTGAAATTTTGCCGTCTTTAAATGCCTTGTCAATCTCAGCTACTGATTGAGTCAATAACTCTTTGCCCGATATAGTACCCTTTTGCGCTTGGCGTGCAAGATTCTCAAGCTGCTTGCTTGTCTCGCCGCCGATGCCCTGCAATTGGGTTAGCAGATCGCCTGACTTAATACGGTTTTGCAGCTCTTTAATACCATCGCCAACTTTGGCAAAGTCTTTGAGACCTACTTCACCTGCTTTGCCTAGCAGCCCGGTAAACTCTTCTGCGCTAAACCCAGCTTCTTTTAGATTAGGCGTAAACTCTTGGATTGTATCCAAGTATCCGCCAATATCGCTTACGCCTTTTTGCGCTCCCGATGCTACCAAATTTAGAGCATCGTCAAAGCTCATACCGTATTGCTTAATCAGCGGCGATAGCTTCGCCACGAGTTCCGGCGTTTCCGTGCCTAGCGCCTGCGCTACTTGATTCGATCTTATCGCCGCTTCATCCAAACTGTCGAGCGGTATAGCATCGCCTAGCGTTTGCCGCAACTGCCCTACAATCTTTGCTGCATCGGATGCGCTTTCCCCTACGCCCTTTACAAATGCGTTGTCTGCCGCCGTCTCCAGTTTTGCAAGATCAGTACCTGTTAAACCTGTGCTAATTGATAGCTGCTTTAACGTTTTGTCAAACTCCGCGCCCGCTGCGAATGCATCACCAAACGCGCCCGCCACTGCTCCAACGGTAGAGCTTAAAATCTCCATACCGCCCGATAGAGCACCGACCAAAGGGAAAGCAGTAGCAAGCCCATTAGTCAGCCCCGTTAAAGCACCGCCAGCATCGCCGCCTTTTAACGATTCAAAAGCGTTAGTCAATTCTTTCTTGATATTGCCTATAACGCCTTCTACTTGGCTACCGTCTAGCTTAATAGTCTGCTTTTCGCCTAAATCTTGCAGCTCGCTTTTAGCCGCTTTAATATCGCTGTCATCAACTTTTGGCTTAATTGTTGGGTCTATGTTATCCAACTTTTTAGCTTCGGTTAATACAGTGCCGAGCTGCTTCTTTAGGTCGCTAGCATCTATATCTATTTTGACGGTAACTTTTTCTGCCATTACTTCATTTCAAGTAGGGTGCTGCAATACTTCTGCACATCCGTGATCGTTACGTGATGCCAGAATTTTTCATCGTCAAACTGCGCTGCGTCCTGTTCTGATAGCTTGCTTTTGTCTGCCGTTGCTTTTATGCAATCAATGCCGAGTACGAGTGCGCTCATTGTGTGCGGGAGCTCTTGCATTTGGCGATGCAAAGCGGCTGCCTTAACTATGTTAGTCTTTGCCCATTCGGTAAGGTCTAACTCTGTAAAGGTTCCGCCGTTGCTGATCGCCTTATCTACAAGCGCAGCAAAGTCTGCATCTTCAGCGTAGAGCTTCGATACGCTAGACATAATGCGATCCTTGCCGTGCTCTTCAATGTATGCACTGATCTTGCCTTGCCATTCTTGCAAGAGCTTTGCGTTCGCTACTGATAGCGGGATAGGTTCAAAAATCATTGTGTGTCCTTCGGGGTTTGTTAAGACGCTTGCCACTGGCTTTCTCGTACATATAGGCCTGCTCGCCTATATCACCTGTCCACCACGGCTTCTTATAGTTGATTGCTTTTTGGATGTTAACCAGCTTGTAGAATTCCGCATAGGCCATGTCCATTACTTCGTAGTAACTCAATCCCCATCCGGGAGCGTATTGCAGTGCCATTGCCATAGATGATGCGGTAGCTGGTAACGTGTCGGTGTAGTTATCGTCTATGTCCATTGTAAAGTTAGGATGCTCTTGCGAGAAACCGTACTTGTCTAACAACTTCACATCGTGAATTTTCCACATCGTTACCCGCCAAACTTCGTATAACTCATTGCTTGTGCGAGCTGCGAAATCGATTGACGTATTGAGCCACCTCCGAGGCCGTCACGTCCTGCCAAAATTCGCTGTCGTTTGCGCTCTTGATAGCTTGCGATTCCTGCTCTGATAGCTTGCCATAATCGACCGTGCCCCGTATGCAGTCAATGCCTAGCAGCATAGACTCCATCGTTTGCGGGAAAGCGTCCAAGTTAAAGTACATCTGACGACCTATTTCGGGGTTGTCTTTTAACAGCACCACGAGCGACTCTTTCAGTTCCTGCTCGGCTATGGCCTTTGCTGCTTCCTGCGTCATCGGCTCGTATTCCAGCTCTGCTTGCTTTGCTTCTTTGCGCTGTTCGTTCTCGTAATCGTGCTGCGCCTTATGTGCTTCTGTTAGGGCCGCAATTCGCGCCTGAAGCGTTACGTTGTTGACCATGCCTACTTCATCGATTAGCTCGGCTAACTCCTCGCTACCGTGACGTAATCGCGCAATCGTGCGGAGCATATACTCGACGCTTCTTTGCTGTACATGATTGCTTATGCGCTGATACCAGTCCTTACAGATTTGCTGATTGCGTAGCGTTACTGGTAGATGGTCTATTTCTATGCCGTTAAGTTTCATTGTGTGTCCTTAAAAATAGGGGGCCAGTAACTGACGGGACACAGATCGCCAGCACCAGCCCCCATTATGCGTATCGCTACGCTAGATTAAGCAAGGTTTACAAGCATCTTGCCGTATGGGTAAGATGTTGCTGCAACCGTTACTGACGTGGCCGTTGTCGATGTGTACGATCCAAGTACGGCAGAAGGCACAAGCAGATCAGTCGTGATGCTTGTTGCGATAGCCGTAAGCGTTGGTTTAACGTAAGCAGTACCTGCAAAGTTTACAGAGCCAGAAGACTTTGCAACCTTAACAAGTCCAGCCCATGCGATCCGGTGACCATCACTTGCGCCGCCAGAGATAGCAGCCCCACGAACAAGCATAGCAAGAGTCGTGCTACCAGCGGATGCGCCGCTAATGATTTCGCCATCTTCCATCGTCAGCTCTTCTGTTGTAGCTGATGATGTAGAAGCAGGTGCGTACGTCTGAACAAAAGACCAGTAAAGAGCATCCGCCTGTACTTGATCGAGAGTCCATGTGCGAATACCGTTATCATCATTCGCTCCGTCTGACGTGATTTGCGAATTACACGTATAGACAGGAGTTGTCGATGCAAAGGTTGTCTGTGTTGTGCCAACGGTAACCGTAAAGAACTCTGCCTTACGACCACCATTGATCACGAATCCAGATAGTGCCATTTCATTTCTCCATTTTAATTAGTGCTGTTAAATCGCGTACGTATGTATCGCGATAGAATGTATGCAGTCCGTGCCCTTCGTTATGCTCTGCTAACCATCTGCCGATCAGAGTAGTGTTGCGTATGAGCTTCTTCTTGAGCACTTCACTATCGCCGCTGTAACCATTGTGAGCGATTGTGATAGTTGTATCTACGATGCTGTAACCAGCGCCGCGGATAGTGTGTGTAATCTGCTCGTGTGCGTAACCCTCCCAGTAAAACTCTGGAGTGTTACGGTACATCCGCAGTTGCCCAATGTTAAAGTATTCATTTTCGTTTGCTTCGCCGATCAGCTTCTTATAGCATGACAGCGACGCTTGCCCTGCCATAAATCCACCTACGCCGCCGCCGTGCCTTTGTGTTGCTTCTGCTATGCCCTCGTGCTGTTGCTCGCAAAGGTACTCGTCGCAGTCCATCCAGAATATCCATTCCTTCGTAGCCATCTGACCGCATAGATTGCGAGCTTGTGCGAAGCTAAACTTTCCCTGCTCGTATATCCATTCGCGCGAGCGGATCGTATGCTGTTCGTCGGTATGCTCTACTACTTCGCTTACGTGATGCTCGCGCCCTTGCTTGTTTAGCAGGATGCAGACTTCCGCATTCTTTGGTAGTGAGCGTAGCATTCCCTGCATACTCTTGTGCATATCGTCATGCGATGCGATAACGCAGAAGCTGACGGGGAAACTATCTAGTTGTGTGTCCTGTGTGTCCATGTGTCCTAGACTGGTTGTATAACAAATGTGACAGTGACAGCAATACCCATCTGGATTTTATTGCTGCCTGTGTTGAATTCGCCTACGTTCCCATCTACGTGCATTGACGTAATAGCCGTGTAAAATCTTCCATCGTTATTGCTGCCTATCGCGTCCAAGTCATACGTCTCTAGTGCGTACTTGATACGGCTCGCAATATCGCCCGCCCGCTCGTTGGCTATGCCTAACTCGCTAGGGTCTGCTTCTATCATGGCATTGCACATGATCTCGACCAATGCACGACCAAGCCCCAAGCTCAAGCCCGTCTCGGAGTCCGTATCGTACTGCATCTGGCTAATGTATGGATAGCAGATTGTAGTCTTTGACTCGTACGCATCTGGCCTCCAGATACGGCGCGGCGTAAGATTGCCGTCGCTGTTGAGAGCGTCGATAATTGTATCTACAATGTACTGCATCGAATTGCTAGCCATTATCCAAACTCCTGTAAGAACTCATCTACAATCGCTGTCTCAAGCTCTTTGATAAGAGCTTTATATCCTGACGCGTCACGCATATACGCAGCAAAGCCCGGCTTTAGAAACGGCCTTGCCTTTGCTCGTGATGTTCCTAGCTCGTTGTATCTAGCGTACATCAATGTGAGTTTGTTCTTGCCAGATTGAACAGGTGTATTTGGGTCATAACCATACTCAATCTGAAAGTCACCATTGCGAAACTCTACCTTGCTAAAGTTACCTTTACCGCCCGGCTCAAGTGACCGCGCTATATTACCGTAAAGCGTGCGGAGCTTGCTACTTGTGTTTTTGTTAGGATAGTAGCGCTGCCCGTTCTTTGCCGTCTTCTGCCCTGCTTCGTTTGGATTAAGATAATCCTCTGTAAAGATTTGCAGCTCGTAAGGGATGTTTTGTGCTACATCCTTTACCGCTGCCAATATGCCACGCTCCAGACGTGCTAGTCTTTGTGATAGATCGCTCATATCGTTACGCGCGTATATGGTGCGAGACGTGGCTTGACACGGTTACGCATTGCCTGCAATGTCTTGGAAATGCTCATACCAGCTTCGCTTTCCGTGATAGCCGTTACGCCGAATCGGTTTGCCTGCGGTGCAAATGGCGTCTCCATATACAGCTCGGTAACCATCTCCGCAGCGCATATCTCTATAACGCTAGGGATGCTGGTATATCCTACGCTCATGACCGCTTCGTACTGCTTGTTGATGAAACCATCTTCAAGGTACAAGTATTTAACGCCCCGTATGTCTACAAGATTAGTAGTGCC